CACGACTGTCTCTGTATATGACGAGACAGTGCTTGAATGGAAAGGCCTTTTGATGTACAGCGATCCGGATTTTTACAACACAAAACAGTTGGAATTCGTAGGAGAGATGTCTTATTTGAACGATATCATGTATCCACCCTATGAATTTTCTGGAGATATCCCGGCTTTCTTCAATGATGTGTTGGAATACTATAATTCTAAATGCAGCGCCAATAGAAAAATTTATGCAGGAACGATCACAGTTTCAGATCCGAACAATTATATAAGCCGCAGCAACGAAGAATACAGCAGTTGCTGGTCAATCTTAAAAGAAAAGCTGGTCGATCTATGCGGAGGATATCTGGTCCTTCGATACGCTGGGGACAGCCGTTATTTAGATTATCTTTTAGAGCCTGGAACGCACAACAGCCAGCCGATTGAGTTTGGGAAAAATCTCCTGGATATTGAGCGCTATATCGATGCTTCTAATCTTGCGACCGTGATTATACCGCAAGGGGCACAGTTGGATGATGATTCTGAAACAAAAGCAAGACTGGATATTAAAAGTGTCAATGATGGAAAAGAATATATTGAAACAAGCTTTGTCGATGTATATGGAAGAATTGAAGCGGTAGTCCAATGGGACGATGTTGTTAAAGCGAAAAATTTGAAACAAAAAGCAGAAGAATATGCAAAAACAATGGTGCTAAAAGATATGACGATCACAACAAAAGTCGTGGATCTGCATTTAACTGATCGGTCGATCATGAAATTTAATGTTGGTGATACGATTGACTGCCAAAGCAAGCCGCATGATATAGAGGCGACTTTTCTGCTGACTGAACGCGAGCGCAACTTAAATGATCCTGCCAGCGATACGATTACGATTGGAAATAAAGAAGAGACTCTGACCAGTCAGCTTAATAATGTAATCAGGCAGGCATCGGATACTGATCAAAAGGTGGTTGGTAATTTTCTCCAGAGAGTCATTGAAGAACAGACGAAGCTTCTTTTAGCTGGAGGGAATGGCTATATCCAATTTGGATATGCAGAAGATGGACATGTTTCGGAAATTTTTGCAATGGACAGTGATAATACAGCGACTGCAAAAGAAGTCATCAGGATCAACCAAAACGGCATTGGATTCTCACATACAGGCATTAATGGACCATACGAATCAGCCTGGACGATCGATGGAAAATTTAACGCAGACTTTATCACAGCCGGTACGATCATGGCAAATCTGATCAAGGGTGGTACATTAAAACTCGGTGGAAAAGATAACGGATATGGAGTATTGAAAATTATTAATGCAAAAGGTGAAGAAATCGGGACTTGGGACAAAGATGGTATCACAGTAGAAGCTATGATAAGCGGTGACTTGGAAACGTGGGCAACGGAATTAGGCTACAGTTCTATCAGATTCTACAAAGATGGAGAAGTTGCAGCCTATTTAACGCTTAGTGACATTTCAAATAATAAAAAAATGCTACGAATCGCAAGTGACGGACCCGCCGTGCTTTGTTCTCCTGAACTGTGTGTTGTTCAGGAATATTTAGAAGACTGGAATGACAGTTCAACAACTGCAAAAATGCTTCAGGGAACTACAGGAAGCACTAAGGTATGCTATAAAACAGAAGAGACAAGTTCTGGCGTGACATATTATTTCAGAACTCTGAAATTTGTAAATGGAATATTGGTATCATCATTGGAATAGGAGGCTTGAAAAATGCAAGCGGTAAAGAATAATATCGGAATCTATATTGATCCTGATCAGATTCTTATATATTTGGAAAGAGGGTATATGATCTGTGAAGATGATGGTACAGAGATTGAGAATCCAGGGTCTCTTGCAGTAGATGCCGTTACAACAACGATTAATTTGAGAGGTGATATTAATGAAATTAGGGCTTAGGAATGGAAATTTGACGATACTGCAGGGCTCACTCGGCTCTCAATATTCTGCAAATGTTGGGATCGAACTGGATAATGATCCTGCATTTGACGGATATACAGCAAGCATGGCAATCAAATATAAAGACACAAGCGGCGGGATTAAGGAGAACACACTTACATATAAAGATGGCAAATACATCACGCCGGCGGCTGTCTACAAGGTTGGACAGGTTGTGCTGATCACGGTCTCAAATACAAAAGGTTCTGAGACTGTGGTCAGTGAGCCTTTGTATATTCGCATTTCAGAAGGAACAAATGGCGAAAATGACTTATCGGCGGATGAGACTACATGGCAGGGATTTATTGACGGATATGTTGAAGAAACAGTTAATGAGAAATTCAACGAAAATAAGATTACAGTTGATCAAGAACTCTCGGAGGAATCTGAAAATCCGGTGCAAAATAAAACTGTGAAGAAAAATTTCGATGATATTGATAAAAAGATTCAGGAGATTGATAAAAAGATTCAGGATATTGATATCAAAGATATAGCCGGAGATGGAGAAATCACAAAAGATATGTTAGATCCTTCGCTTATGATTACAGTTGATCAAGAACTCTCGGAGGAATCTGAAAATCCGGTGCAAAACAAAATTGTGAAGAAAAAATTCGATGATATTGATAAAAAGATTCAGGAATCATTTAATCATATTGATCGGGATGTTGAAACGCTTCAAAATGCATTTAAATCAGTAAATACAAGTTTACAGCAGGAAGTTGCTGCCGGGAATAACCACGCAAACGGATTTATGTTTGGTGATGATGGATTGCTGTATCTGACGCATGATGGCGAAATAATCAGCAATGGAATCAAAGTTGCAGCTGAATCTGGCGGCCTTGCATTCAACGGAGGATATCAGGACGAAGAAGGCAAGGTGCATCTGACGATGGATGGAGAAGATATTGAGGGATTTGATCCTTTTCTGATTGCAGGAGGTACAGGAAGCAATGTGGCGGGTTCCAAGCTTGTGTTCGCAATGTATTCAGCTTCCACTTTTTCAATTCTTTCAACCAGCACGGCGGCAGAATTACGATTCCGCTTTTCATCTGTTGATTCAGAATCAAAAGTCGAAACGGGATCTGGAAATCTAGCTATCTATGTTGGCGGAATTTTAAAGGAATCCAGGACGGTGCAGCAGGGTGATAATACAGTCGATGTATTCTCATACCTTTCAAGTGGATCCAATACAGTGAAGCTTGTACTGACGGATGCGTATGGAACAACAGCAACAAGGACAGTGACGGTCACTATGGAATCCTTCACGCTGGAATGGAATCTTGGTGATACTATCAAGAATACAGGATTTTTAACCGTATATGTAACACCAACCGGATCAGGCGCGAAAACTCTTCATCTGATGATCGATGGATCGGAATATGATACCAAGATTGTCACAACATCCGGACGAAGAGTCGAATTTACTGTACCTCTTTCTGTTGGATCACATACGGTAAGCGTATATGGAACGATGACGATTTCTAACATGACTATGACATCTGACACACTGACATGCGAGGTGGCAGAAGTATCGGATGATGATAGCAGGACAGTCATTGCGGCAAAAGTGACCGTGTCAGAATCTGACCAGTACAGCACGATCAATATTCCATACCGCGTCATCTGTCCGACAGCCAATCCGGCAGAGATTTCACTTTTGGTAAATGATGAAGTAATAGGCACAGAAACAGTGGATCAGTCAGAATACATCTGGACATATCGTTTTAGCGAGTCGGGGAATATTGTATTAGGAATCCAATGCGGTGATACATTGTGGTCAAGGTCATTTACAATCAATGAGCTTTCTGCAGAGATCAGTGAGATTTCAGACAACCTTGTACTGAAGGTTGATCCTAATAAAATATCAGATCTGGATTCTTTTGACTACAGCGGCATTACCATGAGCACATCAAACTACTTTGATACTTTCAACGGAGGAATCACGGCAGATGATGAAGGCATCCGTTGCATAAAGGTCATGAAGGGTGACCGGCTGACTATAAATTACAATCTGTTTGGTTCGGATGCGCGGGCAACTGGAAGAAACATGAAATTCATCTATAAAATTGACAATGCAACTGATTTTGATGGGCAGGCGATCTCCTGCCTAAATGGAAATATTGGACTGGACATCAGGGCAAACGGCGTATCCATGGCAACAGAACAGACATCTTTGCAGCTTCAGACATGCGAAGGATATAAAACAGAGCTGGAGCTTAATATCGAACCAGATTCAGATGACAGAATAATGATGTTCTGGGAAAAAGGAACGCCAGCAAAAGCAGCAGTGTATGCAGCTAACGACAATTTCCAGCAGAGAAATCCAGTTGGAATTACCATCGGATCTGATACCTGCGATGTATATCTTTATTTGGTCCGGGTATATACGCGTGATCTGACAAAAGCTGAAAGCAAGGCGAATTTCTTTGCCGACGGCAAGGATTCCGCAGAGATCATGAGCCGATACGACCGCAACCAGGTCTATGATTCTTCCGGAAGGCTGGATCCGGATAAAGTTGCATCCCTAAATCCATACCTGCATGTCCTGACATGGCATGCAGCAGGTGTTTCGGAAGCAAAATCCCAGAAGATTACAGGATCGCTGACGCATAAATATATAAATGGAGGAGCAGAACATGCATGGACGGCAGAAGGAGTCATCCAAAAGGCGCAGGGTACGTCCTCTCTTGGTTATGTACAGGCTGGATGCAATGAAGATTTTGAACTTGCAAACGGCCTTACAACAGAAGATGGCACACATAAAGATGTTTATTCTATGACGGATGAGAGCATTGGGGTTAATTATTTTAACTTCAAAACCAATGTTGCATCCCAGGAACATATCAATAATATCCTTGTGTCCGAATGGTATAACAAATATCAGCCATATCTGCGGCAAGCAAGGCAAGATGATCCAAGAGTCCGCGACACTGTGGAAGGGCATATGGCGGTATTGTTTTTTCATAATACAGGCGAAACTGCAGTTCAGGTGGGCGCAACAAATGTGCAGCCGGATGAAACGGTATTTTATTCTCTTGGGTGCTTAAATAACAGCAAGAAAAATAATGATGTTTTTGCTTATGATGATATTGTAGTCGAGGTGTCAAACAACACAGCAGACCAGTGCCGGTTTAAATCAGATGACTTGTCATCTGAAACGTGGGATGGAAATACAAACTTTGAGTTTCGCTATTTGAATAAGGATATATATAGCGAGGACGAGGCTAAGAGCCTGTGGCAGGACTTTTTATCTTGGGTTGTTTCACTTGATGCTGACAATGCACCTGACCAGTTATTCGAGACTGCCCGGACCGTGAATGGACAGACCTATACGGCAGATTCAGCAGAATACAGAAAAGCAGCCTTTAAACAGGAGGCTGCAAGCCGCATGGTCATGGACTCAGTGCTTTGGCATGATCTGATCACGCTTGTTTTTTCAGAAGTAGATAACCGTGCAAAGAACACGTTCTGGGGCTATTCGAAAGACACAGGACTCTGGCATCTTGTTTTTTCATATGATAATGATACTTCTATGGGGAATGACAACGAGGGCGGCCTCACTTTAAAATACGGCTATATGGATACGGACACAGTCGGCACAAGGGACGTATTTAATGCTGCGGATTCGACTGTTTTTGCAATGCTGCGGCACTGTTTTGGTGATGAACTGCATGATATGTACATCGACCGCGAAAACGCAGGAGCATGGAATCTTGATTCGTTTGCAGAAATCTGTGAAACACAACAGGCGATGGCATGTGAATCACTGTGGATCGAGGATGTTTGGAAAAAAGATATTGATACCTATACTGTGCTTGGCACTTCGGCATATATTCCGATGCTGAACGGTCAGAAGCGGCTGCAAAGACGGCAGTTTTTACACTATCAGCGAGCGTTTATGAGTTCCTACTTTATAGGTTCGTATGCAACGGCATCTAATGCTACGATTCGAGGATATACACCGTCAGACTGGTCTGGCGTGCAGCCAGAATCGAAAATGGTGATCACACCGTACTGCGATCTGTGGGTGACAGTGCGTGCCGGATCACAGAATGTACAGAAAAGAGCAAAAGCCGGTGAAGCTGTAGAACTCTGTTTTGATAATCTCGACATGAACGACACGGAAATCTATGTACGGAATGCCGGATTTATCACAGACCTTGGGGATCTTGCCTGCATATATCCTGGTTATATTGATATCTCTCCATGCAGCAGACTGCAGAGGGCATTGATCGGATCGGATGCAGATGGATATCAGAACACAAATATGAAAGAAATCAGTGTCAAAAACGCACAGTCTTTAAATTATATCAACGTGGAAAACTGCCCAAACCTTACGCAGGAATTGGATCTTTCCAATAACATAAACGTATCAGAATGCTATACGCGCGGATCAGGCATTACAGGAATTACTTTTGCAGCCTGGGGAAGGCTCGTCACGGCATATCTAAATGCAGTAACGAGCATTTATGCTGAACATCTGAATTTTGTTACAGATTTTACATTGGAATCTTATGAAAAGCTGACTACTCTTAATGCTGCAGGGGGAATATTAGACGTGCTTGGAATTGCCATGCAGGCATCTGACCTAGTTCGTGTACGCCTAAAAGATATGGAGTGGAGTACGACGATACAGTCATATAGGTTATTAATGAAACTTTCCGAGATGGATGGCATTGATGATGATGGACATAACACAGATAGAAGTGTTATAACAGGATCCTGTTATATTGATGAAATCGGCGAGACAAAATATAAGGCTCTTGTTAATGCATTGAGTGGCATGACATTGAGTTACGGAAATTTATTAGAAGAACATACGGTCGTCTTTAAAAATGATGATGGCACAGTACTCTATAGCGAAAATATAGAGCACCGTGGGACTGCCGATGATCCAATCACGGAAGGATATATTGATGAGCCGCAAAAATCAGCAGATGTGGAATATACATATGCCTTTTATCAATGGGATACGCCTCTTGAAAACATCTCGAATGATACGACTGTGACGGCTGTGTACAAAAAAACAGCAAGAATTTATACTGTAAATTTCGTTGATGCGGATGGAACTGTTCTGGAAAGCTATCAGGTAAATGCACATGGAAGCTGTGCTTATTCAGGTGCGACGTTGACTAAATCAGGCTACTTTTGGATGGGATTCGATCAGGATACGGATGATGTGGTAGAAGATATGACTGTAACAGCTGTGTATGAATACCCAACACTGCCGGCAGAAATCAAGGACATGTCTGAATATGATTATGCTTATTCTGATATAGATACTGATAAATCGGCATATACCTTTCCGGAATTATATGCAATCATCAAATCTGGGAAAGTACTTGACTATTTTCCTGTAACTACGGAAGTGAAAATGAAACTTGATACGGATGTAATCACAGATGAAATAATTGTGTTTAATCTTCACGCAGCTGGACATTACGAATTGGAAAGTGGTGAAATGAGTCATGCGGATTTTTACATGACCGGATTATTAAAAAATACAAGACAGATGAATTCCGGGACGGCTACAAATGCAGGAGGATGGGATGCCTGTGGGCTTAGAGAGTGGTTAAATCAGACTCTGTATCCAACATTTCCGGCGCTATGGCGCGCGCTTATTGAATCTTCGATTACCCTTGCTTCGGCCGGAAATAAGTCGATGGATATCATTAAATCAACAGACTATCTTCGGATACCGGCTATAGCGGAAATTGGAATATATGCTACAGAATCTCCATATAAAGACGAGATTTCAGAAAATGCTGCTGAGATTACCTTTTCACAGTATACAGATAATTCAAGCGCGCAGAAAAGATATGAAGGTGGAAATATTGACTACTATTATACACGTTCTCCATACGCAACTAGTGATAACTCATTTATAACATATAACAATGGAGGTATTGGCGTTACGCCATCAACAAACTACTATGCTATATGCATAGGTTTTTCTGCATGATCAAGCGCACGACTATATAGGAGGCATTTATGTTTTATAAGGTAAAAAAAGGGAATGAAGTAATTGATGTACTGGAGATTCTTTCATACGTCCGGTATGTATCGGAAATAAATAAAATCCTGCGCTGCAGTATTAAGGAAAACCCAAATGGAATCATATCAAGTGACTGCTCAACCATCTGGCATGTAGAAGGCTGGAAGGATTTTCCGGAAAGTCAAAACATAGAAACGGTGACGCTTACAAGAATCTCAAAAGAAGAATTTGACACCCTGCAGGAAAAGATCGAAACTTGGGATGAAAAACCAAAAGAAACAGATGATCAGGAAGAAAAAACGGAAGAGACAGA